AGATGATGTAGCTGTATTGGCTGCTGGTGAAGATCCAATGGGTCACATCAGAAACCAAATTGCAGATGCTATCAACAAACTAAACTCTGCAAGACTATTCAGCTTGTTAGATGGTTTGTTTGGATCAACTAATGGCCCACTAGGTGCAAACGCACTTGACCTAAGTAAAGGTGCTGCTTCTGGTGCTGACGAAAGCAACTTCCTAACAGCTTCTACAGTTGCAAGAGGTAGATCACTTCTTGGAGAAAGAGGCGAAGAGCTAGATACTTTAGTTATTCACCCATCTGTTGCTTACTACCTATATCAGGTTGGTATGCTTACATTCTCAACATCTGCTCTATCAACTGGTGGTGCAGTAACTTGGGGTGGTGGCGGTGTCGGTGTTAATGAAAGAAGCATCGGCCAATTTGCTGGTATGAATGTTGTTATTGACTCTCAAGTTAATACAGTTCATCCTGGTACAACAGGTCATCAGAAAGAGTTCCGTTGCTACTTAATTAAGTCAGGAACAATTCTTGAAGGTGAGCAATCTCCTCTAAGTATTGAATCAGATAGAAACATCTTATCTAAACAGGATGTTATGTCTGTTGATTACCACAGTGCTTATCACGTTATGGGAACTAAGTGGACTAACGCTGCTGACAACCCAACTAATGCTTTATTGGCTAACGATAATAATTGGGCAATCACATATGATGCTGATTTAATTCCAATTGTTGAATTAATCGTTAACTCACCACTTGATACAGGAACAAATCCTTAGTAGTATTAAGTTGCAAAGCAAAAAGAACCTCATCAATTATTGGTGGGGTTTTTTCTTTACGCTACAATAAAACTAAATTACTTTAATAATCGTGGCAGCTACTATAGACGCAACAATAAAAGGAGAAAATGCTAATAGTTATGTCACATTGACAGAAGCTAATGATTATTTTGATACTTCTCCAGATTCTTCTACCTGGACAAATAAAACAGACGATCAAAAGAAAAGATCATTAATATCTGCTGCAAGATGGATTGATACTTTAGTTTTTTATGGAGATAGATGTGATGATGGGCAAGCGTTGAAATTTCCAAGAAATAATTATCAGGTAGATGGTGTTGAATTAGCTTGTTCTAAAATTCCTAATGGAATAAAGTATGCACAATATGAATTAGCCAGAGCATTAGCAAATGATACAGATGCCGTTACAGGAACTACTGGTAAAGATGGAAACTTTGAAGAAGTAAAACTAGGAGATATTCAAGTTAAATATAATACTGATAGTCAGGGTACTGGTTCTGTAAATAATATTTTAGATGTTTACCCTTGGCTCCAAAGTTACCTTGGAGCGTATATGCTAGGTGGAGCAGGAAGTTTTCAACTACGGGCGGTTAGAGGATAATGGCAGGACAACTAGACACAGCACTAAAGAATATAGCCAAACAGGTGATAGCTGATTTAGGAGATTCTTTAGATACCAGTATTACTTATACAAGAAAAACATCTCCTGTTTACAACACTTCAACTGGTGCAATATCTACAACTGATGTTAGCTACAGTATAAAAGTACCGATTGAATTTGTCAGATCATCAGAGGAAACTGGATTCCAGGAAAATGTAGCAAGGTTATATGTAACACCAGATCTGATAGGAGACAGTCAGCCTTTACTACAAGATGAAATAACGCTTACATTTTCTGGATCTACCAGATCAGCTAAAATCACAAATGTTCTTACTGTAAAAGGCGGTCAAGAATATTTATTTAGAGTTGATGTTATTTTCTAATGAGTTTAGTAAACGCACGAGCAGCATTTGAAACTGCAATAAAGACAGCCGTAACAAATGCCGATAATACAGTGACAGTCATATTCGACAATATGCCGTTTACCACTCCAGGAAAAAACAAAAAATATGTGATGGTAAGTTTAGATTTTGGTCAATCTACCACTCAGACTCATGGTGCTGCACAGGATTATTATGCTGGATCTATAAGATGTGGAATTATGACACCGCCTCATAAGGGAAGTGCTGTTGCATCTGCTATAGCCGAGTCAGTAATTGATGGATTGACTTCAGTAAATGCACCAGGGTATTCAGATACATTTTCCGTAAGTCCAAGAGTATCGGCAATTGAAGGACCAACTTCCGTAAATGTTGAAGAGGACAGTCATTATCTGGCTGTTGTAAGTTGCGATTTTACTGCCAATGCCTAAAGATTTCAAAAAGCATTTTACTAAGGACTTAGGAAAGGCAATAACCAAGGGAAGGAAAGAGGTTGCAAAAACAGTAGCCCGTTCTTTGATTGAAAAAGGTCCGTGGTGGACAGGAACATTTGGAGAAAACTGGATAGTATCAAAAACCCCTGTTCAACCTACCAGAAAAAGAAACAGTACAGGTTTTCCATTTCCCGAAGGACCAACAACTAGAGAGATAAAAAACCCAAGAGTTCCTAATGTAACACTTAGTCAAGATTTGTATGTTGGTAACAGAGCCAAATATGCTGGTTTTGCAATTAACGCACCAGGACAAACATTACGAAGTTTTAGAGGTGGGTCAGTAACTTATAAACAACATTTTGAGGAGTCTACATTTCCAACAGCAATGGCAGGAAACTGGTATGTAATCTATACAAAAGGTGGTCTTATCAATAAAGATATAGCATTAGCTTTTAAAAAGGTTGGCTTTAAGTAATAAAGTAGTAGTATAGTAGATGAATATACTATTTATTTTGTATGCCGACAGAAAGAGCAATCGACAAGCTAAAAAAAGCATTTAGCATAAATGAAAAAAGTAGTTACCCTATTTATAAAAATGGAGAGCTAATTTTAAAAGTTTATTGGACACCTTTAACTATTGCAGATAGAGACTCCATAAATGCTACTCTAATAAGAGCCAACAAAGAACAGGAGGAGGGTAGCTTAGATTTTGCACTACAGGTAATAATAAATAAAGCTGAAGATCAAGATGGAAAAAAACTATTTGTTGAAGCAGATAAGGCCAGCTTGAGAAGAGAAATACCTTTAGCTGTATTACTGGAACTTATGACAAAAATGCAGGAGGTGGGCGAGGAGGCAACTCCTGATGCCGTAAAAAGCACAACTTGATAAAGACAATTATTTATACTTACAATTTTTCGTTGCAGAAACTTTAGGAATTACTTTAGGTCATTTACAAAAGAATATGACTGTAGAGGAACTCTATGCCTGGAACGCATACTTTACGTTGAAAGGTGAGAGGGAAGAAAAAGCGTATGAAGATATGAAAAAGAAAGCTCAATATCGTAAGGTACGCTAAACTAAATGTAATGTTTTATCGAGATTAGTGGCGTCTAATTACGAAGTTAATATAAAACTGAATACCAGGACTGTTAATAAGCAGCTAAATAATCTTGAGAAGCGTATATCAAAACTAAATAAATTAGCTCAAGGTGGCAAAGCAAATAGAACAGTACTGCGTAATGAACAGGAAAAAATAAAAAAGACAGGTCAAAGACTTGGCTTAGAAAATAAAATACTAAGACAGAAAAAAGAACAGTTAAAAGTAGATCAACAACAGTTAAGAGTTGAACAGCAGACAGCTAATGCAATAAACAAGCAAAAAAGTGGAGGAGGCGGTGGTGGAGGCAAAGCAGGAGGAAATCGTTTTGGTGCTGCTGGACAGAGTGCAATAATTTCTGGTGCATTTCCTTTGCTATTTGGACAAGGACCATTAGTAGCTGGTGCTGGTTTTATTGGAGGTGGACTAGGATCATTAGTTGGTGGTCAGATGGGAGGTTTTGCAGGGGGTTTACTTGCAACTTCTGTAGCCACACCACTACAACAATTTGCTATAGAGGCAGGAAAACTAGGACAGGCACTCGATCCAGTAACTAAAAATGTAGAAGCACTTACAGCAGCATTAGGAGTAACTGGAACTGAATTTGAAAAACAAATTGCAACCCTTAAAAAATTAGGAGATGATGAGGCAGCATTTGAAGCAGCAAGACAGAAAATGATAAATCTTGTAGGTTCTAACGGGGTAGATGCACTAACTAAGTTTGGACAGGGAATGACAGAGTTGGGTAATAACTTTGCAAAAATAATGACTTTGATGAGAACTTCATTTGCATTATTTGTTCAAAACTCAGGTATAGGAAAATTTATTGCTCAAACTTTAGAACGTTCAACTTTAATAAAACAAGCAGAAGTACAAGGCCAAAATTTGGACACTCCAGAAGGAAGAGAAGCGAAATTATTATTAAACACAAAAAGATTAGTTACAGATCAATTTGCATTAAGTCCTGAGCGTAGAAGAGAACTTATTTTAAATCTTACAAACCAAGAAACAGGAACAGGTTTTGGTGGTCAAATACATAGCCGAGATATAGACAAAGCTAAAGAAATTGTAAATGATTTAATTGTTAAAAATCAAATTCTTATAAACACCAAAAACGCACAGAAAGAAGCCGATAAAATAATAGAAACTATACAAAAATCTAGAGTTAAAAATTTAGATAAAGAAATAGAGATGCTGGAGCGTAGTTTTACTATGACTTCTGAAGAATTTGAAATAGAAAAACAAATTGCAGAAATGAAAGAACAGGGAGAAATAAAAGATGAAGATGAAATAAGAAGAAAATTACAAAAAATACAACTTTTAGAAAAGGAAAGAAAATTAGCTGAAGAAACAGCAGCAGCATTTGAAAGAATGTCTCAGACAATAGCAACTGACATATCCGATGGCATAAAAGGTATGATTCGTGGCACTTCCACATTGAACGATATGCTCAACAACGTACTGAATAAACTTATAGATGCAGCCTTCAACATGGCTATGTTTGGAAATATGCAGGGAACGCTAGGTGGTGGTGGATTATTTGGTTCAATACTTGGTGGACTTGGAGGAATATTTGGCGGTGGCATGATGGGTGGTGGAGGATATTTTGATCCAATAACAGGTTTAGGCACAGCAGGACCAAATTTTGGTTTAGCTAACGGAGGAATAGCCAGAGGAAGAAAAACTCATTTAGTTGGAGAGCGTGGACCAGAATTATTTACACCTGGAGTTACGGGTACAGTCACACCAAACCATGCACTTGGCGGTTCTACAAATATTGTTGTAAACGTAGATGCTTCGGGAACTAATGTAGAGGGAAATGAACAGGACAGCAGAGAGTTGGGTCGTTTAATATCAGTTGCGGTACAATCTGAATTAGTTAAACAGAAAAGACCTGGAGGCATACTTGCATAATGGCTACGTTTCCCTCAATAAAACCTACATATGGCCAACAAAAAAGATCTGCACCAAAAACCAGAACAATAAAGTTTGCTGACGGTTATGAGCACAGAATATTATTTGGACTTGCAGAACATCAAAATCCAAAAGTTTATAATTTTACTTTCAACGTATCAGAGACAGAAGCAGATGAAATAGAAACCTTCCTTGATGCCCGTGCAAACGACAGCGATAATTTCGACTTTACTGTTCCTGGTGAAGCTGCTGCACAAAAGTTTGTTTGCGAAACTTGGTCTAAATCAATACCATATAACAATAGAGCAACAATCCAGACAACATTTAGAGAGGTATTTGAACCATGAGCACTGCCCCTATAATCACAGATTTACAAAAAGTAAATCCATCAGCAGTTATTGAACTATTTACTCTCACAACCGATTCAACTCTTCATGGATCGACAGCAACATATCGTTTTCATAGCGGAACAAATAGAGTAGGTAACGGAGATATTATTTGGGCTGGTAACACTTATGTAAAAATGCCAATACAAGCAGAGGGATTTGCGTTTACAAAAGGGCAGTTACCAAGGCCAACTCTTACAGTAAGTAATGCACTTGGAACAATTACAGCAATACTTTTAAATGTAAATGCGGTAACAACGGGAAACGATTTGACAGGAGCTACCGTAGTGAGAATAAGAACACTATCACGCTATTTAGATTCCGTTAATTTTCCTGGAAATACAAACCCGTTTGGAACTCCCGATCCTACAGCAGAGTTTCCACAGGAAATATACAAAATAGATAGAAAGTCATCTGAAAATAGAGAAGTAGTGCAATTTGAATTAGCAGCAGTATTCGATTTAGCAGGAATAAGAGCACCTAAGAGACAATGCACTAGAACAGAATTTCCTTCTATTGGTACGTTTGTTGCATGACCTGGAAATATAAAGCACTGCTTCATGCTCAACGGGAAGATCCTAAAGAGTCTTGTGGTCTTTTACTGAATATTCGAGGAAAAGAAAAATATTTTCCCTGTCGAAATTTGTCAATGACTAACCATCAGTGTTTTATTATTGATCCAGAAGATTACATAAAAGCCGATAATACAGGGGAAATAACAGCCGTTGTTCATAGCCACCCCGTAACACCCCCTGCACCTAGCCAAGCAGACCAAATAGCGTGTGAACAAAGTAATCTTCCGTGGCATATTGTTAATCCGAAAACAGAACAATGGGGATACTGCGAACCATGTGGATATAAACCACCTTTACTTGGCAGACCTTGGGTTTGGGGTGTTACTGACTGCTGGAGCTTAGTAAGAGATTGGTATAAAGAAGAAAAGAATATTGAATTAAAAGATTGGGATAGACCTACAACACCAGAAGAGTTTGTTCTTAATCCTTTATTTGAAAGTTGTGCTTGGAGAACTGGTTTTAGAGAACTTAGACCAGATGAGAAACTTATGAATGGCGATGCACTATTGATGTCTATTGGATCTGCTGGTTTAAATCATGTAGCTATTTTCTTAGATGGAGATGTTTTACATCATTTAACCGATAGACTATCTTGTAGAGAATCTTATTCTCAATGGTTATTAAAATGCACAGGAGGGAGGTATCGTTATGTTGCGTAAAGTAAAACTATATGGCGAACTTGCTGAATTTGTAGGGCACAAAGAGTTTGAGATAAAAGCTGAAACACTATCTAAGGCTGTGAGTTTTTTAATAAATAATTTTGATGGAATAGAAAAATTTATGAGTCCTAGATACTATCAAGTAAAAATAGGAAACTATACAATAAGTGAAGATGAAGTAAATCACCCCATAGGACAACAGGATATTCATTTTGTACCTGTTATTGCTGGTGCTGGTAGAGGCACAGGAAAAATATTACTTGGTGCAGCGTTGATAGGACTAGCAATAATAAATCCATCAGTAGGTTTCGGACTTGGACCACAAGGACTTGGAGGTGGATTCGCAACTGCATCTGGAGCATTTAGTATTACAGCTTTTGCAGGAAATATCGGTATAGGTTTAGTTTTGATGGGAGTGTCTGAAATGCTAACTCCCTTGCCAAAGCAAAAAGATTTTTCTAGTGAGCAAGACCCAAGACTGTCATATAATTTTTCTGGAACTCAAAATACTTCTAGGGCTGGAACTCCCGTGCCAATCTGTTACGGAGAGATTATCACTGGATCGGTAGTTATATCTGGAGCAGTTGATACTCAACAGGTACAGGCATGACAAAGAAAACTATCAGAGGTGCTGGTGGTCCTCCTTCTCCTCCTACCCCACCCCAACCAACCAGAGCACCCGATACGTTACATAGCAGACAGTTTGCTACATTTTTAGATTTAATATCAGAAGGAGAAATAGAAGGTTTTGCTTCAGCATCAAAAGAAGGACTTACTCAGGG